AAACCTTGTTTGTGCATGAATCCGGCGAAATCTTGGAGTGTGGCAAGCTCCACGTCCCTGCCAGCAAGCAAGACCCACAGGGTTACGGCTCGGCTCTGACCTATGCTCGGCGCTACTCATTGATGGCAGCTTGCGGTATAGCCCCAGAGGATGATGACGGTAACGCTGCAAGTCGCAAAGCACCTGCTTATGATGCTAGTCGCCTGGCTGATTGGTTGGCAGAGATTAGCCAAGCACCCAATGCTGACAGCCTCAAATCGGTTTACACCGAGGCATTTAAAGATACGCAGTCAGACCCAGAAGCACAAAAGAAAATTATTGCAGCCAAAAACGCAAGAAAGGCGGCACTTTAAATGGAACAAAGAACAGATGATTGGTTTGCAGCAAGAATTGGAAAAGTCACAGCCAGCCGAGTTGCCGATGTGGTTGCAAAGACAAAATCGGGCTACTCAGCGAGTCGTGATAACTACATGGCGCAACTGGTCTGCGAACGGCTTACTGGCAAGCCAGCCGAGTCATTTAGCAACGCAGCTATGCAATGGGGTACAGAAACAGAACCACTAGCAAGGGCAGCGTATGAAGCAAAAATGGACGTTTTGGTTGATGAAGTTGGGTTCATCGATCACCCAAGTATTGTCAATAGCGGCGCTTCTCCTGATGGGCTTGTGGGTATTGACGGACTTATTGAAATAAAGTGTCCCAACACAGCAACGCACATTGATACGTTACTCAGCCAAACAGTACCTAAAAAGTATGCAGATCAAATTTTCTGGCAGATGGCTTGCACTGGTCGTGATTGGTGTGACTTTGTATCTTACGACCCACGCCTCCCTCCAGACCTTCAGCTATTTATTAAGCGTATTCCTAGAGACGATAAATACATTCAGCTTTTGGAAGCCGAAGTAATAGAATTTTTGACCGAAACGGCGCACAAAGTGGCCCAATTACTTAACTTGAAAGCATAAAATGAGTAGAACCATCAAAGAAATCACCATTGTTAGCGGCAAATACACCAACAAAGATGGTCAAGAAAAGTCACGCTATCAGCGCATTGGCTCTATGATTGAAACCAAAAATGGCCCAATGCTCAAAATTGACAGCATCCCAGTAGTAGAAGGCGGATGGTCTGGATGGGCTTACTTAAACGACCCAAAGCCGCAGGAAGGCTATGCTAAAAAGCCAAGCAATGATTCGTTTGATAGTGACGTACCCTTTTAAGGAGCAGCCATGATTCCATTGATTATTTGGGCAGTCAAAGAGATTGCTGAGGATATTGCTGAGAACGAAGTTGAATCGCTGGCTGGCGGTCTAAAAGACAAGATTCTCAAAGCAGCAGGGTTAGATCAGGCTGAAGTGCTGGCAGACGAAGAAGCTCAAAAGCTGATGCAATCTTTCAACATCTCAGACATTAGCCAAATCCGAGCGATTGAAGCAAACATTATTGCCAAGATAAACGATAACTTGAGCAAATAAAAAAAAGGGAACTGTTACGTTCCCTAAAGTCGCTCAAATTAGCAACTGCGATATAGAATTTTACTGCCAATAGGTTAAGCAGACAATCCAGGATGGTGGACTTAGGGAGTTTTTCTGCTTTCTGCCCTAACTTGTTGAACGCCCAAATGGACTATTGGCAATGACTTGGTTAAAATTCCAATGCTGGCATTGCTATGAGCGTTTAAGGGGTTTGCTCGATTTCCTCTTGGGGTCGTTTTTTTCAATGCCAGCACCTTGACTAAATTCCCCATTTTGTGATAATTGAGCCTGTTAGCTAACATTTATCTTAGGAGCATCCAATGCGTGAACTTCCAATCGAATCGAAAAAAGAACGTGAAATGAAGGGCAAATCTGGTCTGAAAGACCAAGGCCACTTGCAAAATGCCGCTGATTACGTTCATGGTTGCCGCATTGGTGACCGTAACCACTTTGAGCCGCCAGAAGGCCCTGTGAAAGAGCCTACCCTGACCAACGGCATCCCCATGCTGCCCCAAAGCAACATCAGCTCTGGTCGTAAATAATGGCTACCAAAGCTCCCATGAAGCCTGCCAAAAAGGTAGAAGTAATCTCCATGCCTGTAAGGGATATGGACGAAGAAAAGAAGTGGCGGGCTGAGGCAGACTTGCGGACTTTGAAAGAAGCTCGTGAGATTGAATCCAATCGTTCACGCATGGCTGCTGCCAAGCGTTGTGCTGACGAGCAAATGAAAGCTCTGTCAAAAATTAAGACAATGAGGAAATAATCATGGCATATCTTGGCGTAGCAGTAAGCGACTCAGTTTTTGATACCGTGTTTGCTAACCAGCAAATCGGTTACTCCCTGGCTGCTGAAAGCACTGCAACTCAACTCACTAGCAAGGCAACTGCTGTTACTTGCAATTTCTCTAATGGTCAAATTACCATGAACAACGCTGCACTGGCTGCTGGCGCTGTGGTGACTTTTACCTTGAATAACAGCTTGATTAGCCCTCGTGACGTGCTGATCGTTAACGTATCTGGCGGTACTGCTACTGCTGGTACTTACGTTTCGTTCATTGCGACTATGGGTAACGGTTCGGCTACGATTGGTTTGCAAAACATCTCTGGCGGCTCGCTGTCTGAAGCTGTTAAGTTGAACTACGCAATCCTTCACGGTCAATAATCATGCCTTTGAAAAAATCGACAAGCAAAAAGGCGTTTTCTGAGAATGTGAAAGCCGAACTGAAAGCAGGGAAACCTCTAAAGCAATCAGTCGCTATCGCATACTCGGAAAAACGTGAAGCTGAAAAGAAATCCCCTAAATCGAAAGCAAAAAAATGAGCATCAAAATCGTTCTTGAGCATACTATCGAAGAAGTAGAACATTTGTTCAAAGCATTGGAAAGCCATGCAAAGGCCCACAATGCGTTAATGGCAAGCGTTAAGCAACAAGCTGAGGCCCAATTGGGTACTGCTGCTCCTGCGCCTGCTGAAGAACCTGCTACGCCAGCACAATAATGATTTGATGGGTTAGTTTATGGCTACGATTGCCGATCTATTCAGCTATATCGACAGCCAAAAACGCAGACTTAGCGACACGGTGCAAAACCCTGTCCTAAGTTTAATGCAAGCTCTTGGTAACGCCAATGACCAAGCTCGCACGTTTAACCAAGCCCAACAAGCGGCTGCTAGTGAATGGCAAAAAACCAAACAGCTAAACGGCCCTGCTACGCAAAACGTAGACCGCATGATGGCGCAATCATTAGCGCCTGCTGGGATGACTGTTTATCATGGGTCGCCATATCGGTTTACGGCGTTTGACCCTAAAAAGATTGGTTCAGGGGAAGGCGCTCAGGCTTATGGGCATGGGCTATATGTTGCTGAAAATCCTGCTGTTGCTGAGGCTTATCAATCAGCTAATGACCCTGCCGCCAGAAGTGCTTTTATGCACTTGCAGAAAAACAATGGTGACATAAAACAAACAATTAAAGAAGTTACCAAAGATTTAAAAAATTATGAGCAAAATCAACAATTTTTGATGCCTGGTGTTTTAGATCAAACAAAACAAAAATTAGATTATTTGAAAGCTGAACAATCTGGTAAACCTATCAATACAGGAAACTTTTACAAGATTGATTTGCCAGACGAACACATTGACAAAATGTTGGATTGGGATAAGCCTTTGAGCCAACAACCTGCTGCTGTGCAAAAAGAATTAGACAGTTACGACCCTAATTGGCTTGGAGACAAGACAAAACAAACTGGTGCTGATTTTTACAAACGTATTGTCAAAATGTATGGAGATGATGCAGCAGCAGCTTCAAAGTCATTGGCTGATTCTGATATTGTTGGTATCAAATACTTGGATCAACAAAGCCGCAATGCTCCGACAAAGTATCATGTAGGTTCACCAGCAAAAGGATTTGGTGATTACACTCAGTTTGACAACAAGCTAGACGCATTGAATCAATTGAGCGTATTGAAGAACTTTGGTTTGCATGATGCAGAGCTTAAAGAGCAAGTAGCACCACAGACAAGAAACTTTGTTGTCTTCCCAGGCAATGAGGACATTCTTAAAATTCAAGACGTTAACGGAAACCCTATACAGCAATGACTACTGAAAAACGAGCAGTTGGTCGGCCTACACTTTTTAAAGAAGAGTTTGCAGACGACCTAATTAAATTCTTTGACATTCAGCCTTATAAAGAAGTTATTGAGGCTGACGGTAAGGGAGGGGAACGCACTCGGATGTTGCCGAATAAATTTCCTACTCTTGCTCGATTTGCTTGCAATTGTGGTGTCACAAGAGAGACATTACACGATTGGGCTACTGCTAAAAATGCTGATGGTGAATTAAAACATCCAAGTTTTTCTTACGCATATAAAAGAGCTAAGGAATATCAGGAATCATTATTGGTAGAAGGCACGATGAATGGGGCATATAACGCTCCATTTGCAATCTTTAGTGCTAAGAATAT